ATGAGCCTGCCTGCTGTCCTGCTGGAAAACGCCCTCACCTGGCGTCGTCAGTTACATCAACACCCTGAACTGGGTTACCAGGAGCAGCAGACCAGCGAGCTGGTTGCCCAGGTGCTGAACGATGCCGGACTGCAGGTGTTTCGCGGCCTCGCCGGCACTGGCGTGATCGGCACGCTGGAAAACGGTCCCGGTCCGGTCATCGGGCTGCGCGCCGATATGGATGCCCTGCCGATCACCGAAAAAGGCGAGCCGCAGTGGAAATCGAGCCGGCCTGGCGTGATGCACGCCTGCGGTCACGATGGCCACACCGCGATACTGCTGGCCGCAGCCTGTCAGCTGGCCGCCACGCGTAATTTCAAAGGTACGGTACATTTCCTGTTTCAGCCGGCCGAAGAGAATCTCGGTGGTGCGCGCAAAATGGTGGAGGAAGGTCTGTTTCAGCGCTTCCCGATGGATGCCGTGTACGCGATGCACAACTGGCCGGGATTGCCGGTGGGATCGCTGGCGGTAAATCCGGGCGCGATGATGGCATCGCTGGATTCGTTTGAGATTACGCTGCACGGCAAAAGCTGCCATGCGGCGATGCCGGAAAGTGGTGCCGACCCGATGGTGGTCGCCGCCGAGCTGATTCTGGCGCTGCAAACCATCCCGTCGCGCCGCCTGTCACCGCTGGCGTCGGCGGTGGTCAGCGTCACCCAGATTCACGGTGGCGAGGCCATTAACGTCATTCCGGAGCAGATCACGCTGCGCGGTACGGTGCGATGTCTGCAGACCGACGTGCGCAATCGCGTGCGCGGTCTGATTGAAGATTTTGTCACCACCCTGCCGCGCCCGTTTGGCGTCAGCGGCGAGATTCACTGGTATCCCGGCTATCCGGTTACCGCCAACCATGTCGCCCCGGCGGAGCAGGTGCGTGACGTGGCATGCCAGCTGCTGGGTGAACAGCAGGTGCACTGGCAGGTTAACCCGTCGATGGCGTCTGAAGATTTTGCCTGCATGCTGGAAGCCTGTCCCGGCGCCTATTTCTGGCTCGGCGCTGACGGTGCCACGCCTTCAGCCCCGCTGCACAATGCCAACTATGATTTTAACGATGCGCTGCTGCCGATTGGTATTACGTTCTGGCAGCAACTGGTGGAGAGCGTACTGATTAAACGCTGATGGCGCTGCCCAGCAAGCCATTCCAGCTGCGCAGGCGTGCACCCCCTGCGCAACCGCTGCGGTGACAGCCGTCACCGCCCGGGTTTTTCGTGCATGGCCGGCCGGGCAGCCCGGTTAAATTCCCGCCTGCTGTAACCGCGTTTCGGCATCGGCCATTGTTGCGGCTTCACCGGTCGCCACCAGACAGCACGCCAGCTGCAGGCGCAGCGCCTGCGGCACCGCGCGTTCACCGGCCAGCACCTGACGGATCCACGCTGCGGTATCCTGGGCGCCTTTGCTCTCTGCTAACGCCAGCGCGACCTCTGGCTGCCTCTCAACCCACACTTCCGCTTCTTGTGGGGAGGTGATCATTTCTGCATAAGTTAAAGTAGTGGGAGAAAGGACAGCGAAGGCAGGCTGACTGCGGCTCAGCGGATGAAAAGCGGATTTTGCATCAGCAGAGATTTTTTGAGCAAGACTGAAAAAAACGCGTTTTATTCTGCAATAAAATGAGCTAACTCTAAGTCGGTTCAATCATCTTTTATGAAGCTTTAAATTACCCTTCCATACCAAACTACCTTGCCAAGTATGTCAAAATCATCGGGTATGTCGTTAAGGCTGATGTTGTAAGGCTCATAGGCCGGATTCGTACTGGTTATTCTAAGTTGTGCGCCGGGAAGTCTTTGCACGCGCTTAACGAGTAGCTGACCATCGATTCGTAGTACATAAATCCCTTCACGTGGTTCTCTATCGGCATGATTTACAAGAATGATGTCCTTATCATTGAGAACCCCCTCCATAGAATCACCGCTAACGCTGATTACTGACAACTTAGCAGGGTCAGCCTTCAAATGATTCGTGACCCAATAACGCCTAAAGCTAACAGTGAACATCGGACTTTCGTCATCGTTCCATGCACCATAACCAGCAGCTGCTGATACGTTATAGCGAGGTACAAAAACAAACTCCTCCAGATCAACAGTGTTGCCTTTAACATCAACAGTTGTCCCACCAGTAAGAACTGCCGTGCTTACTGGTTTGCTCTCTTCCGAATCAGCCCCCAAAAGCAATTTACCAACTGAGGTTTTGAGTGTGTCCGAAAGTCGTAAAATGCTTGAAGCCGCAGGCTCTCTCTCATCATTTTCCCACGCCTGTAACGTGGACAACGATACTCCCAGCTCTTCTGCCACGTAGCCCCTAGATAGCTTTAACGCCTCTCTATGAGTTCGAATTCGAGCTCCCAAACCCACCAATGACTTACTTTCAGGTTTTTTATTCATATCCTGCAAATCCAAGTGATTTGTTTTCGACTTTTACAGGTTCATTGCAAGTTGTTGAAATTGAATTAAAACAACTTAAAAAGAACCTTCCACACACCTAAAAACAACCTGAAAAACAAACAAAAGAGTAATTTTCAGGTTTACATAACTCATTTTCGATCATACTGTACTTATGAAATAACCTCGGGAGGTTAACTAATGAGTACATTTGAAAGTACAAAAAAAAGCCAGACTGAGTCTGACTGGCACAGGGCTGACATCGTAGCTGCATTACACAAACAAGGTTGGTCTTTGCGTCGCCTTTCTATCCACCATGGTTACAAAAGCGCTGGCTCTTTAAAAAATGCCTTAGATCGTCCTTGGCCAAAGGGGCAAAAAATCATAGCAGATGCGATTGGCTTGCCACCAGAGGCCATTTGGCCCACTAGGTATGATAAACCATTTTCAGGTGAATGGAATTACTAATCATGGCTCAGAATAACCTGAAAACGCATTACACGGCTCAAGAGCTAGCTGATATGTCATTGCCTGGCATGCCTTCAACCCGTCCGGGTATCGCTGCCCGCGCGAAAAGTTGTGGGTGGGAGTTCCGCTCAAGAGTTGGTAGGGGCGGAGGCAATGAATACTCGTTGGCTAGCTTACCTTCTGATGCACAGGACGCGATTCGGAAGAAAGCTTATTTCGATTTGATCGGATCAGATATCAATCATGAAACAAAATCGGTTAAAGAAATCACGAGCAAAGCCAAATCTACGCGCGAGGTTGAACTTTTACGCCAATGTCCCGCGCTTCTTGAAAGGCAAGTGTCATCACTGACTGAAAAGCAGAAACAGATCGCTGATGCCCGCGCCGCATTGGCGATGGAAGCGGAACGATTACGCGGTGCTGGAATGTCCCGTACTGCGGCCGTGAAATTTATTGCAGACGCGTCACGTGCTGGCACGCTGCCTGATCATCTGAAAAATCTCGCTGAAATTGCCAATGCCCGCAAAGGGTCTACCCGCAGTGGCGTGGGTGAGCGCAGCCTGCAGGAGTGGCTCAGCATCTTTCAGACCACCCGTCCGGGTGTTGAACGTCTGGCGATGCTGGCACCTGGCTATCTCAAGGCGAAGAAGCCTGAGCAGATAACGTGGTTGCCTGATTTTCTGGCGCACTGGCGCAGCCGCAAAGGCCCGTGCCTGCGTGAGGCCTATCGTGACTTCACGGCTGAATGGGAAAGCGTTTATGCCGGACAGCCCGCGATGATTGCCGCCTGCCCGTCTTATGACGCGGTACGCCGCGCCATGGACAAACTGCCGAAACGTGAAAAAGCGCGTGGTCGCGTCAGTGGTTCCGCTGCGCTGGTTTATGAGTGTTTCCAGAAACGTGACTGGTCACAGATGCCCGTTAATGGTTGCTGGATTGCCGACGGTAAGTCACTGGATATGAAAGTCGCTCACCCGGACCATGGCCGCCCGTTTACGCCTGAGCTGACGCTAATTATCGATGGCCGCACCCGCTTTATCACGGGCTGGAGCCTGGCTCTTTCCGAAAGCGTAATCGCCGTGGCTGATGCCTACCGCTACGCCATGAAGCACCACGGCAAGCCGCTGTTTGTGTATTCGGATAACGGTGGTGGTGAGACCAACAAAACGCTGGATGCAGATGTGACCGGTATTTTCAGCCGTCTTGGCATCGACCACCCGACCAGTATTCCCGGACGGCCACAGTCACGCGGCATCATCGAACGTCTTAACAAAGGCGTGCCGCGCCGCGTCGCCATGCAGTTCGAAACCTACAACGGATCATCGGCTGACCCTGAGCATGCCCGTATTACGGCACGCGCTATTCAGTCAGCAGTTAAAGCGCAGGAAAACGGACGTGAGCTCACGCCGGTACAGCGCACTGCGCTGGGCAAACTGCCGTCGTGGCAGCAGCTGCTGGATGCGATTGCGCACGAGGTAGACACCTACAACAACACCCATGAGCACAGCGAACTGCCTAAACGCAACGGGCGTCATATGACCCCGGCAGCATTCCGCCGCGCCGTTCTTGAGGCCGAGGGTGATGAAATTGAATACCTGACCGACGTGGAGCTGCGTGAAGCCTTTATGCCGGAAATGGTTCGTACCGCACAGCGCGGCTGGGTTCGCCTGTTCAACAACGACTATTTCTCAGAGCAGCTGATTACAGTGGACGGTGAAGAAGTTCGCGTGGCATTCGACATTCACGACCCGCAGGAGGTCATCGTCCGCCGCATGGATGGCACTTTCGTCTGCATGGCTATCTGGAACGGCAACAAGCGTGCGGCTATCCCGGTCAGCATGATGGATGTGGCCGTCGAGAAGCGCCGCCAGCGTCGCCTCAAACGTGTTGATGAACAGCGTGAAGAGATTATGGCCGAGGGCCGCACAGCCCTGCCGGGTCAGTTATTCAATGACCTGAGCGGCTTTATCCCTGCCGAGTGGGAAGAAGTGAAACCGGAAGAGCAGTATTTCTTCCTGGAAACCGATTTTGAAGAACACCTGAAAAAGACCGGCAACAACCGGTAAGTGAGGAAAGCATGAGTTTAGTTAAAGCACTATCAGAACTGATGGAGCGCAAGGGCTACAGCCAGACGCAGGTAGCACGTTCTATTGGCATGAGCGGCGCCACCGTCAGCACCTACCTCAAAGGTAACTATGCCGGTGATGTAGGCAAGGTGGATGAACGGGTGCAGAACTTTATTACCCGCGAGACCGAACGTGATCGGACCGTGCGCATCGTTCCGCGCTATATCACGACGCTCACCTCCCGCAAGGGGCTGGAAGTCATCCGCATGGCGCACCTGGACGGTGAGATCAACGTAATTTACGGCGATGCGGGGCTGGGCAAGACAATGATTCTGCGTGAGTACGCGTCTCAGCATAAAGATGCGTTGCTGATTGAAGCCGACCCCGGCTATACCGCCCGCGTGGTGCTGGAAGAACTCTGCAGCCGCCTCGGACTGAGCAAGCGCGGCAACATGCATGAGCTGAGCGAAGCCTGCATTGATGCACTGCGTGATTCCGGGCGTCTTCTGATGGTGGACGAGGCGGAAAACCTGCCTTACCGCGCGCTGGAAACCCTGCGCCGCATCCATGACAAGGCCGGGATCGGCATCGTTCTGGCAGGCATGCCGCGCCTAATCATCAACCTCAAGGGTAAACGCGGTGAGTATAAGCAGCTTTACAGCCGCGTGGGGCTCGCGCTCTGCCTGGGTGATGCACTGCCGCAGGAAGACATTGTCGCCATCGCCAGCAGTATGCTTGCCGATGCGGCAGCACAGGATGTGAGTGACGCCCTGTTCCGTGCCAGCCATGGCAATGCGCGTCGTCTGTTCAAGCTTGTTCGTGGCGTCAGTCGCCACAGCAGCATCAGTGGCAAACCGGTCAGTGCCGGTGCCGTCCGTAGTTTCGCAGAAATGCTGATTAACTGAGGCAGGAATCATGAAAAATCAAATTACCGCTTATGCATGGGCCTCTGGCCTGATTGAGTTTGGTGCTGTTTATCCGGAAGGTGCTTTGCCAATTATCACGGGTGATGAGGATGCGGTTCGCGAGCTGGTTGGCACGCTGGCGCGCCATTCATATAGCGGTGAACTTCTGGTGCCTGGCGTACCGGAATCAGGCGGCGGGATGGAAGCTGTGGATGCGCTTCTGCGTTTCAACCACCGGATGGTTGAGGCCTACACCGGTCAGGCACAGGAGCTTGAGTTATGAGTAATGAAAAAGTCAGTAATGCTGATGTTATTTCCGCACTGCTGCGTGCCGAAACGCTGGTGATGTATCTCACCGCACAGGGCGTAAAGGTTAAGGGCGTCACCCTGCGCAATGCACAGCCGGTTATCCGCATCAGCTGGCACGGCTGGTGCGAAAAGATGAAGCGTGCCGGGCACGCCCACTACAGTCAGTACGGCCACGATGCGCATGGCCGCTTCCGTCAGGGCGTCTACACCGACGAAAGCGGGTGCCGGGTGGTCTGGTCAGAGTCAGTCCATTAAGGGGGAATTGTGGCAAAAATCATCATCAACATCGAAACCGCCGCGCGCGGCCTGTCGGTTGACTGTCAGGTATCTCCGGCGGACAGCGATACACAGCTGGTGCAGCATCTTGCCGCGCTCGTCGCCGCAGGTCTTGCAGTCCACGTAAACGAAAAAATCCGTAATGCACTCACTAAAAAGGAAAAAAACAATGTCCACTGAAAATAAACAGTTTACTGAGAAGCAGGCTCCGCAGGGTTACTGGGTGGATGCCAAAGGCGTACTCACGCCGGAATCACTCATCAAAGATATTGATCGCACCCGCGACAATCTGGTGCAGGAAATAATCGGCCGCGCGCTGGAGCTGAATAAGGCGCTGACCGAGTTCAAACTGTCTGGCTTCTCCGACATTGGCGCATTCGTTGACCTGTCGGCTAATGAATATGGCGTGTCGCTGGGCGGCAAAAAAGGCAACGTTACGCTTTACAGCTTTGATGGCCGCTACAAGATTCAGCGCGCCATGCAGGACCGTATTGCGTTTGATGAGCGCCTGCAGGCGGCAAAGTCACTGATTGATGAGTGCCTCTCCGACTGGACCGAAGGGGCACGCCCGGAGATCCACGCCATTATTAACCGCGCGTTTCAGACCGAAAAAGAAGGCGAAGTGAATACCGGATCCGTGCTGGCCCTGCGCCGCCTCGAAATTGATGACGCGCGCTGGAGTAAAGCCATGCAGGCAATTGGCGAGGCGGTTCAGGTTGTGGGAAGTCGTTCCTACATTCGCGTTTATGAGCGCGTAGGCGACAGCGATCAGTACCGTCCTATCTCTCTCGATATTGCAGGTGTCTGATATGAAGAGCACATTTTTCAAAACGGGCAATATCCGTTACCGCAAAAGCGCTCAGCGGGCTATTGCCGCTGAACAAAGTGGTGATTTCGAAAGCGCATCGCTCTACTGGATTAATGCCGGTAACGCGGCATCAAATCCGGCGAACCGGGCATGGGCAGCTGTCCGCATGGAGTTTTGCGACAATGCGCATGCGCGCGGATGGGGGCAGCATGATGCGGGCAGCGGAATTTAATCAGCGCTATCAGGTCGGTCAGACCTTCATCCTGCAGCCGCACCCGATGCTGCGAGGAGGCAGGGTTGTCAGAACGGTCGATAAGGCGCGCGATCTTAAAAACGTAACCGTTGTTGAAATTAATCAGGAGCCTTATTTTGCGAATATTAAATCGCTGAATGCGTGCCGCTGATAATAACCCTTAATTAAATCTCTTTTAAATATGGCGTAAACCCGCAGGGGCTGGCTTACGCCTGATTCAGGAAAAACTGCTATGAGCGATAAAGAGAAATATCTCAAAAAGCTGAAAAAACTGCTGGCGCTGGCGCGTAATAACTCCAGCCCCGAAGAGGCTGCACTTGCCATGAACCGCGCGCAGGAGCTAATGGTGCGCCACAATCTGAACGCTGATGACGCGGAGCTGACGGACATCAGCGAGGCCTCAACGGATAAGGCCCCGTCACACGCTGAGAAAATGCCGGAATATATGGCGATGCTTGCCAACATGATTTCGCGCGTATTTGGCGTGAAGTTTTATTCCTCTTTTGGCCGGGAATCTTATTTCGGACCGGCCCGCCGAACCCTGACCTTTTACGGCCCCAACGAGCGCCCACAGGTTGCAGCATATGCCTTTGAAGTCCTGGGCAAACAGCTCATGAAAGCCCGGCGTACTTTTATCGCGACACTGCGTAAAAACATCAAGCCAGCCAATAAAACAGCGCGGGCAGATACCTACTGCTCTGCATGGGTGAACGGTGCTTATCAGGTTGTAACGGATCTGACCGTCACCGAATCGGAAGAGACGCTGATGGAGAGCTATCGCAGCCGGAAGCTCAGCTCAGGCATGTCGCAGGGCAAGGTGCGCAGCCCGGCAAAAGCACGCGGTACGGACTGCGCTGCTGTCGCGGGTTATCTCGATGGCAGTAACGCCCGCCTGCATCATGGTGTAAACGGTGCGGCCAGTGCAGCGCTGCAAATAGGTGGTGCAAATGAGTAAGCGAACCAGCAATCGCGCTGCCCGGAGGCTGTTACTTATGCCTTTCTGGTTCAGTAACCGGAAGCAGATGTCGGGATGGCCATCAACGCTACGCCCTTTTTTTGCTCCTGATAAAGGTGTCAAAAGCCGCAGTCAGCGCCGTGCAGCAAAAGTGAATCTGCGCATCCGGGAAGAGTTACGACAGCAGCGGGAGCTGCTTGAGCCCGATGCCCTGGCATACGTATGTTCATCTAACAAGAGTGAGACACAGCAATGAAAACCGAAGAGTTCAGCTCCATTGCACAGGCTGCGCAGCGTTATCTCGACCTGATAGCGTTTATGAACAGCCGTTCTGATCGCAATCTTGAGTGGGATTTGACGGTCATTGATACGGTTCTGCGCGACTTCCGTTTCGTCGCCACACCCTCTGCCGTGCTGAAACTCTGTGGCTGCGTGCAGCAGCTGCAGCAGGAACTGACCGATGCCCGCTCACAGCTGGAGGCCCTGAAGCGAGAGTGCGCCGACATGGCGGATGTCATGGCCGTGTCAGGCTCAGGAAACGTGATTGCGTTTCCTCTGCCACGGTACATGACAGCTGAGGGGCTGGAAGCCCTGACCGTTGCGGATATCACGCATCACCTGAGCAGTCTTGGTTTCGAGGTAAGAGGAGAATCTCAGTGATTACCGTAACAGAATGCCAGTTTCTCGATAACGGTGAGCGCCGTATTTATACCCTCACCGACAGCAGCACCGTCGTGGAGTGCCCGAGATTTCCGGGCAGGACGCGGTTCCGGTTTTACGACAGCCGCAACCGGGCTATCTATGACCGTTCATCATGTACTGCGATGAAAAAAGGGGTCGAGCAGTTCAAGAAAATGCGGGGTATCAGGTCATGAGCAAACAACAGCAGTTTATTGAAGAGATGATCCGCTGCAGAGGCATTGACTTTGCACGCATTGGAATGATGGTTGAAGTCGATGGTGTCATCGGTACTATCGCTGGAATGAATGGCAGCGCCAATCTGGATGTTGTGTTTGCCAATCAGCTGAAATATGGCAAACACAAGCATAGCTGCCACCCCACCTGCGAAGTTAAGTATTTCGACAATAATGGCAATGTTATTGCGGATTACACTTCTGCATCAAAGCAGGAGGACTAATTATGGTGGTGGCTATTTTCTTTATCGCCTTATTGCTCTGGTTCCATCTGGGCTGGTGCTGGAGTGAGGCCCTGATGAGACTGGATGCGCAAACGCTGCATCAGGGGCGTAATTACCGACTGTCATTTATCTTCTGGCCGCTCAGCATGATGCTGTGGGACGCTGAGCAACAGGAGGAAATGTAGATGGCCAGAAATGCATTAGCTCGTCTTCAAAACTCTGCAGGTCATCACTATGAATTTTACAGTGCCGGTAATTGCCACGTCTGCACTGATTGCGGAACGGCAGAGCACCGCAATGGCCGGTTTTATTACGTCGGTCGTTGGTCCAAGGATGAGCCGCCTTGTGAGGGAAACCATATTGGGCGCCAGCTGTGGCTTGAGGCTTCCAATCCGGATGAGGCATGGGAAAAGAACTTTAAGGAGCCAGCAAATGAAAAGTAATCATTACCCGATGCCAGCATTAACCGAGAAGTTGCACGACGCAACTTTTCTCTGCGCACAAAATGTACTCAATGCTTCCTGGTCAAATGAGCATATGAAGCGCATCGCACAAATCGCCCTCGCGGTGCTGACGGCTGAGAAGCGATTAACCGTGTCTGTAGTGCAGAAGAATGAGCGTCTGAAAGGATTCAATTTCGATGGCTATGACTCACTTCCCGCTGGTGAGCATGAATTTTACACCGCCCCACCAGCGCCGGTAATTAAGTCGGTAGTTGCCCCTGATTTACCGGCTGATTGTGACCGTACAGAAGCACACTTTAAGTACCAGGCAGCCATCCGCACCGCTGGCTATGAGGTGGAATCATGACCAGAAATAGCAGAGCATTAATCGGGGCAATCAAGGCAGGCCAGAACTGGCTGGGGTGGGATGATGCTACCTATCGCGGAGTCCTCAAGCGGCTGACGGGTAAGGAGTCATCGACACGTTGCAGCCTTGAGGAACTTCAGTCTGTTCGCGAATACATGCACGAACAGGGTTACCCGCGTAAAACATCGCGTAGCCACGGGCGCAGACCCAGCGTGGCGGCGGGTCGTCAGGGGCTGCTGAGAAAAATTGAAGCCCTGCTGACTGATGCCGGTCGAAAATGGGACTATGCGGAGGCGGTATCGCTGCGTATGTTTGGACAGAAAACACTGGAGTGGCTCACTGATGAGCAACTGACCAAACTGATGCAGGCGCTGATAATTGATGCCCGGAGGAGAAGTTAAAAGGCTTTAAATAGCCTTTAGTTAATGCAAAAGCTTTTGCGTTAATTAAATCGTTCAGTCAATGAATCAGCATGTTCATGCAAAATGAGAAAAAATTGATATACAATGGGGGATACTTAGGTATCCCCTTTTTTATTTCCGGAGTTCGCTATGGAACTTGAGCAGGTAAAAGCATTGTTACCGGACTCGGTGATCACTATCGCTGAGTTGATTGGTTTTCCGGCAACCGCTGAGCTGCTCCGGGTGCTGGGCGGCACCACATTCCCCATTGGTAAGGGATTACGCGCCATGGGCGCGGGGCGCGCCAAATTGCTCCGTGAAACTATCGGGGAAGAGAATGCGCGACTGATGACGGCTCACTTCGGCGGTGAGGTGCTGTATCTTCCACGCTGTGATCGCGCATTGCGTGAGTTACGCAACCGTGCATTTATGGGTGAATTTGATCTACTTAAAAACAATGGGATATCCACACCACGGATTATGACTCAGCTTTGTCCCAAGTATGGTTTCACAGATCGCTTTGCATGGCAGCTACTGGCTTCAAAAAGAAATGACACTAAAGACTCACAACAACAGTTATTCTGAGGTACATATGCATTATAAATTCAGAGCCAAATCCCTGAGCTTAATTATCGCAGCGATTTCTTTTGCACCAATCATGGCAACAGCGAATGGCGCTAACGAACTGGTTGCCAAATCCATTGCAGGTGATTATCAAGCACAGAGAAACTTAGCATATAGTTATCAAAATGGCTGGGGCAGTTCTTCTGATGGGGATTATATCGCTCCTAATCCAGTTCAGGCATGCGCTTGGCGTAAGGTTATATTGTTGACCAACGCTAAAAAATCAGACTCAACTGATTACGCTAACGAGTCTATTGATTGTAAAAGTGTACACCCTAACGAAAATCAGAAAGTCTGGATGGAAGTTAGGGGCATTATTTCTAAAATGAAAAAGTAATTCACTGAACCCTTTCACATTATTCCCGCCTTAACTCAATGAAATACTGGCACCATCATTTATCCCGATGGTGGTGTCATGATCCTCTTTCTTCCTCAGTTTCAGCGTGCAGCCGGACTTGATTCCGTTACAGCACAGCGCTGGCTAGCGCCGCTGCAGGCGGCAATTAACGAATTCGACATTTCAAATGCTGCCCGTCTGGCCGCTTTTATCGCTCAGACCGGTCATGAAAGTCAGGGATTCAGCCGCCTGACAGAAGGCCTTTATTACAAAGACCCCGCACGCGTCGCCGAAATCTTCCGCAGCGGCTTCGACAACAACCGCAATGGCGTGATTGAGCCTGCTGAAATCGAGTTCGCCCGCGCCTATCTCCGCAACCCGGAGAAGCTCGCCAATCGTGCCTATGCCAACCGTGGCGGCAACGGTGCTGAAGCCACGGGCGACGGCTGGAAATACCGGGGACGCGGCCTGATTCAGGTGACCTTCCGCGATAACTATGCCAAATGCGGTCACGCCCTCGGTCTGGATCTACTGGGCAATCCCGACCTGCTGCTCGACTTTCCCAATGCTGCGCGATCTGCTGCGTGGTACTTCATGGCGAACGGCTGTAACCAGCTGGCCGATAAAGGAGACTTCCTCACGCTCACTAAGCGCATCAACAGTGGTATGGAGGGTCTTGCTGACCGTCAGGCGCGATTCAAAGTGGCTAAGGCGGCGCTGTGCGTATGAGTTCCCTTCGCGATCTCATCAGCAATCCGGCATCCGGGCGGCTCTCCACCTCTGACTCCATCGTGCTCGGTGCCTTCCTGGTGAGTTCGTTCGTGCTCATCTGGGTCACCGTGAAGCACACCGACGTGCCGGGTGAGCTGTATGTCACCTACCTCGGTGCATGGGTGGCGCAGAGTCAGGCGTCAAAACACATGTCTATCAAGCGTGCTAAGGAGGTCCCCGGTGTGGTCAGCAATCCTGAAACTCCTCAAGGCTGAGTGGGCATCGCTGCTGGTCATCGCCGCGCTGCTGGGCGGTGGAATCTGGTTCGGTACCTTCATCACCAGCGGCAGGCTTGCCGACCAGAAATCAGGCTATGAAGAGACGCTGCGTCAGCAAGGCAAGGCGTTTGCTGATGAGCGTGCACAGTGGCAGGCACAGAAAACGGCGGCGGCAAACCAGTACGCCGCCGATTTAAAAGAGGCCCTGCGCCAGCGAGATGCTGAGCAGGCGCGTGCAGATTTGCTTACGGCGCAGCTGGCGAAAAGCACCCGCGACAGCGAACGTCGTATCAGCGACATAAAACGGAGGCTCAACGATGCACTTAAACGCGATGGCAGTGGTTATACCGGTCTTGGCCCTGACGGCCTGCAGCTCTGGCGCGAAGCCCTCGGCTGGTCAGTCGGCAACACCTCTGGCATCACAACTGGTTACGGTGTGCCAGAAACCACCGGCAGCGCTGCTCCTTATACCGGAGATGCCCGCGCCACCCGAGGCGGACTCTCCGCCAGCGGAATAATCACCGGTTCCGCTGCTTATGGTCAGTGGTGTCTGTCGCTGCGTGACCGCCTTCAGGCCTTAAACGACTTCTACAGGTGACAGGAGTGAACGCAGTCATGACCCTCGACACGGCCTTCCAGATAGCTCTGGCTCTGGCCGCATTATTTGGCGGCATCTACATTCGCCGCCAGCAGCAGGATATCCGCGACCTTGAGAAGGCCGTGGAGCGTATCAGGGAAGAATATCAGCGTCGCGAGGATGCGCGGCACAACCACACAGCACTCATGGACACGATGCGCGATCTACGTGCGGCCATCGAGCGTATCGACGAAAAACTGGACAGGAAAGCAGATAAATGAACGCCCGACACAAGCGCCGCGCCCGCCGCATCCCGGCAGTGACCACCGAGCACGATACGCTGATGCGCATTCATCAGCAGCTGAACCGCCTGCAGGCACCGGTAGACCCCGACGTACTGGGCGGCATCAACGGCAAGCTGGAGCGTATTGAATCAAGCCTCGGTGATATTCGCGCCGATGCGGTCCGCCTCGGCACCAATGCCGGAGCGATTGCAGGCGGCATTACCGGCGGGCTGTCAGGTGGTCTTGTGACGCTCGCCATTCTGTTCATCAAGGCCAAGCTGGAGCTCTGAGTATGGCGCATCCGCAGGAAACACGGGACAGGCTGCGACGTTCGTACATTTTCGGGCAGATGTCGCTGGAGATTGCCTCGGCACAGGCCGGAGTTGCCTTCGCGACGGCGCGCCGCTGGAAAAAGGATGCACAGGACGCGGGTGACGACTGGGACAAGCTGCGGGCCGCGCACGTGCTGGCAGGCGGCGGGCTGGAGGATATTGGCCGTGCGGTGCTGACAAGCCTGGTCACGCAGTATCAGACCACGCTGGAGCAGCTCACCACCGCCGATAACATCGGCCCTAAAGAGCGCGTGGAGCTGCTGGCAAGCCTCGCGGATGCATTTAACAAGGCCACGGCAGCGAGCCGCAAAATCCTGCCTGAAACCAGCCAGCTTGCAACTGCGCTCGACGTGCTGCAGCGCCTGAGCACCTTTGTGCAGGAGTCGCATCCGAAGCATCTGGCCGCGTTTGTGGAGATTCTGGAGCCGTTTGGCGCAGAAATCGAAAAGCATTACAGCTGAGACAGGTGAGCACATGAATTCTATCAACCGGCTTTTAACAGCGATTAAAAGCCTTTTTAGCAAGCGAGGTAACAACGTGGAAGGCAATGAAACTACGGCAGAAGCTCTGCCAGCAGCGAACATGACAGCGGAGAGCTCAGCAGTTGGGCCTGAAACCGCTCCAGCCATCAGCTCTGAGACTTCAGCACCGCCAGCGGATTCAGCATTTATCCCGGAAGTTGCGCAGCCCCCAACGGCTCCGGCAGAGGTCATCAGTCACGATCCAGTGGTTGTGAATGCTGATTCGTCTTCTATCAGCGCAGGCCTGCTGACCGACGTCAAAACCCTGCTGAAAGTGGCGGGTCATGACGTTGAAGCCGTATGGGTTGATGCCGTGGCGTATGCGCAAAAGGTAGCGACGGAAGAGGCGGCACTGGCTGAGAAGCTGGTGAGCGTGTTGCGCGTCGCCGGTCATGACGTGGGCGATATCATCAGCGATGCGTTCAGTTTCGCCCGTAAACACGGAAAATCCTGATAACCCTGCAGCGGGAAATCCTCCCGCTGCTCTTTTAGCCCGCGACAGAGGAAAACCATGGCCGACAAACTTATCCCCGTTAACAGTAATGTGAGCGTCATGGCAAGCCAGGTCATTGCCGTCACAGCATCCAGTCACGGACATGAAGTGATGGTGCATACGGTAGATGGTGAGCGCTATTCATTGTCATACAGCATGATTAATGAACGCTGGGCGGCCAAGGCCCGCTTTGAGCAGCTGGTCAATGACGCAGTGGCGGGAGAGTAAGCGTGTCAAAGAAAACCCTGCTGTCAAAAAAGGAGTTTGAGGCGCAGCTGCTGGAGCTGGCCGCGTCTATCCGCCGCACGATTGAGGCAGAACAGGTAGGCTTTGATCCGTCACAGGCGGCCATTGATGCGCGCCGCGATGAAGTGCGCGATCTGGTGGGTGGTTTTCGCTATTTCGTACAGAACTATTTCCCGCATTATATCCGCCACAAGGATGAATCGGAGCTGCACAAGTTCCTGTTTTCCCGTCTGCCGGAGGTGGTCGCGTCCACCGTCAGCCAGCAGGATGCGGTGGCCGCGCCGCGCGGTGAGGCCAAATCCACCATTGTCAGCCAGCTGTTTGTGCTCTGGTGCATCATTCTGGAGCTGAAAAAGTATCCGGTCATCATTATGGATTCCATCGACCAGGCGTATCCGATGCTTGAGGCCATCAAAGCAGAGCTGTGCTGGAATCCCCGCCTGAAAATGGATTTCCCCGACGCCTGCGGGCCGGGGCGCGTCTGGCAGATGGGAACCATACTTACTGCCACCGATATCAAGGTGCAGGTGGCGGGCAGCGGTAAAAAGCTGCGCGGCCTGCGCCATGGGCCTTATCGCCCGGATCTCGCCATCCTGGACGATATTGAAAACGATGAGCTGGTGCGTAACCCGGACCAGCGCGACAAGCTGGATAACTGGCTGAAAAAGACCGTGCTGCCGCTGGGTGGTGCCGGTGCCAAGTTCGATGTGATCTACATCGGGACCATTCTGCACTATGATTCGGTGCTGTCCCGCACCCTCAAAAATCCGCTCTGGCGCAGGAAGCGCTTTAAAGCGCTTATTGAGTGGCCGTCGGATATGACGCTATGGGACCGCTGGGAGGAGGTGCTGCGTAACCACGATGAGGATGGCGAAGCGATGGCGCGCGCCTTTTACGAGCAGCATCGAGATGAGATGGAGGCCGGTGCCGTGGTGTCCTGGTCGGCGCGCCCGCTCTATGCGCTGATGCTCATCCGCGCGCGCGACGGCCATTCCACCTTTGACAGCGAGTACCAGAATGACCCGGTCAGCGGTGAAGATGCGCCGTTCGCCACCTGCATCACCTTCTGGGTTAACCGCCTGCGCGAGTGGAGTTTCTTCGGTGCGCTGGACCCGAGCCTCGGCAAGAACGGCAACAGCCGTGACCCCTCGGCGCTGCTGGTCGGCGGCTTCAACCGCATGACTGGCATCCTTGACGTGGTGGAGGCGCAGATTAAAAAGCGGCTGCCGGACAAAATCATCAGTGACACCATCGAGCTGCAGCGGGAATACCGCTGTCTGTGTTGGTCGGTGGAGACCGTACAGTTTCAGGAATTCCTGCGCACCGAGCTGGTAAAGCGATCTGCCGCACAGGGCGTGCCGGTTCCGGCCATGCCGGTGATACCGCATACCGATAAGCTGCTGCGCATCGAGTCGTTGCAGCCGCACGTGCTCAATAAGCTCATCCGCCTGCACCCTTCTCAGGTCACGCTCATCGAGCAGCTGCGTCACTTCCCCAAGGGCGATCACGATGATGGCCCTGATGCGCTGCACATGCTGTGGGCGCTGTGTAATTCATTTGGTATGGGGCTGGATTTCCGCGCCGTGCCGCGCCGCTCTGACGGTGGCGATAACGATAATGACAACAGTTCGCGGGGCCGCAGCCGGGCGCGCTTCGGCAATGGAGGTTGGTAATGGTACAGATAGTTGACCAGTTTGGTCGCCCGATTAACAAAGAGGTGCTGAGCGAACCACAGACCACGCGCCTCATCCAGCTCAACCGCCAGTATCCTGCGCACCCTTCGCGCGGACTGACCATCCGGCGTCTGCCGCGCATTCTGCAGGAGGCCGAGCAGGGTTATCTCTCCGCGCAGGCGGACCTGTTTGAGGACATGGTCGAGAAAGACGGACATATCTTCTCTGAGATGTCCAAGCGCAAAAACGCGCTGCTCGGCCTCGACTGGAGCATTGAAACCCGCCGAAACGCCACCACCGAGGAGCAGAACCTCGCGGCAATGGTTCAGGAGTGGTTCGATACGCTCGACAACCTGGAAGATATTATCCTGCAGGCGGCGGATGCTATCGGCCACGGGTTCAGCTGTCAGGAGCTGGAGTGGGAAAACGAAGAAGATATCTGGCTCCCGTCAGCCGCCCACCTGCGCCCGCACCGCTGGTTCCAGGCGCGTCCGGATATGGGCGACGTTATCCGCCTTTCGGATGGCAGCATTGAGGGGGCTGAGCTCTGGCCGTTCGGCTGGATGGTGCACAGGCACGCGGCCAAAACCGGCTTTACCGGTCAGTCAGGACTTTACCGCGTGCTGGTCTGGCCGTATCTGTTCAAGAATTTTGCCACCCGTGACCTTGCGGAGTTTCTGGAGATTTACGGCCTGCCCGCGCGCGTGGGCACCTACATGGCCGGAGCCACCGAAGGCGATAAGGACGCGCTCTATGAGGCGCTGGTGATGCTGGGCCATAACGCATCGGGCATCATTCCACAGGGTACCAGCATTGATTTCAAGAGCGCCGCCAGCGGTCAGGCGGACCCGTTCGTCGCCATGATTGACTGGTGCGAGCGCACGCAGAGCAAGGTCATTCTCGGTGCCACGCTGACCAGCCAGGCGGACGGTAAAACCTCCACCAACGCGCTCGGCAACGTGCACAACGACGTGCGCCACGACATTCTGATCGCCGATGCCCGCCAGCTTGAGGGCTTTTTCCGCAACATGATCCACATGCTGCTGGCGGTGAACGGTTATGACGTACCGCGTCGTAAGGTGCCAAAGCTGGTATTTGACACCCGCGACATTGAGGACATTGAGTCCTTTTCAACCGGTGTTAAAAACCTCGTTGATTCCGGTTTTAATTCGCTTCCGGCATCGTGGGTGCATAAAAAGCTGGGTATTCCGGTACCGCAGAAGGATGAGGAAGTGCTCCGCGCGCCAGCCTCCACGGCAGCACCCGTGGCACTCAGCCAGCAGTTCCGTCGTATGGCCGTGCTGAGCTCTGCCGCTGAGTTGTCCGATCCGGCACAGGTTGCGCTCGATAACGGCAGGCCGGTACCCGAGGCCATTGGCGGAGCCATGGATAAGCTGCTTGCGCCGCTGATTGCCGCGCTCAACGACGGCCAGTCACCGGATGAGGCGCTTTCCATCGTGGCCGCAAGCTATCCGGCGCTGGATGACAGTGAGCTCCTGACGCTGCTGGAGCAGGCGCTGTTCGTTTCCGACGTGTGGGGGCGGTTAAATGCCAGCGAGTGACGGTGTCGATCTCACCTATGCCATCGGGCTCAGGCCGGAAAAGGCCATCGAATACTTCAGGTCGAAGGGCTACACCATTGGCTTTAACTGGCACGACGTGGAGGCACGCGCTCACGCTTCCGCATTTACCGTGGCAGGCGTGCTCAAGCTCGACGTGCTGGAAGACGTGCGCACCTCCATGCAGAAAGCCATTGAGAACGGCCAGACGCTGTCACAGTTTCGCCGCGACCTGTCGCCGGTGCTGACACAAAAGGGCTGGCTGGCGGATAAGGCAAAGCTCGTGGCCGATGAAGATGGCGTGCTTGAGGGCAAACAGCTGACGCCGCGCCGCCTGCGCACCATCTTTGAAACCAACATGCAGTCATCCTACGGTGCGGGCCGGTATGCCGCGCAGATGGAGAACGTGGAGGACCGGCCTTACTGGACGCGCATTGCGGTGATGGATACCCGCACCCGTCCCGCACACGCCGCCCTTAACGGCCTCACCGCCCGCTATGATGACCCCATCTGGCAGTTTTCCTACCCGCCCGACGGCTGGGGATGCCGCTGCCGCGTGCGCAGCTACAGCGCCGCACAGGTGGAGAGCAAAAAAATCACGCTGTGGTCCAGCGAGGGTAACATTGAGACCGTGCAGCAGGCGTGGGGACCGGACGATACGCGCGAGGTGCAGGCGTTCCGCTACAACGGCAAGCTTTACGCGCCGGACGCCGGTTTCGGCCACAACCCCGGACAGGGCTGGCTCGCCGGGCTGGGTCAGCGCCTGATGGACCGCTCCGCCACTGCTGCGCCGCAGCTCGCCGCTGTCGCCGTGCGCGAAACCCTGTCCGAGCCGCAGCTGCTTGACGCGATCAGTGGCGACGTGCGCCGCTTCGTGGATCAGTCGCTGCTGCGTGACCCTGTAGGGGCGTTTCGCCACGTCGGTGCGCTCAGTACCAAATCGCTTGACGGTCTGGCCGCACGCGGCATTACGCCATCATCGGCAGTGGTCAGCATCACTGACCGCGCCGTGAGCGACGCGCCGGGGCCGCTCTGGTCTGCGCTGCCGGAGGCGCTGCGCGACCCGGTGGCGGTGCTGCTCGATGAGGGTGAGCTGATATCCCTTATCCGCAGCGGCGATGCGCTTCACGCGGTTCGTCTGCGCACGGCCACGCAGGCGACGGGCTGGGAGGCCTCGCTACCTGATAAAGGGCGCAGCGTCAGTGACAGTGAACTGTCGCGCCTGAAATCCCTGACCGTACTGGAGGGCAGCACCGATGGCTTATGACATTGTCTTTGATGTGACTGACTTTGAACGCTCGCTGAGTGAGCTTATCAACCGGCTGGAGCACCGTGCGCCGCTGATGAAGATGCTGTCTCACGCCATGTGGGATGCGGTGGAGGAGAACTTCTCACAGCAGGGTCGTCCGGCGTGGATGGGCTGGAGCCCGAAATACGCGATGCGTCGCGGGCCGGGCCAGATACTGCAGCGCTCAGGGCGGCTGGCATCCTCCATCATGCCCTACAGCGATAATGACTCCGCCACGGTAGGTACCAACGTTGTCTATGCCGCCATTCATAACAACGGCGGTGTGATCGATATCCCCGCCCGCAGCCAGCGTGCCTACTATCGTGTGGACAAGGCGGGCAATCTCGATAACCGGTTTTCAAAAAAGAGCAAGGCCAACTACAGCGAGTGGCACACCATCGCGCCCTACCAGATTAAGATGCCGCGCCGCGAATTTCTTCGGCTCACTGAGTCGGATGTGGAAAGCATGGAAAAACAGGCAGAAAACTACTTTTCGCAGATATATCGCTGATGTGTCTCAGAGCGTCTGTAAGCGATCCTGCGGCGTTCTACTGAAATGTGGTAGAGTGATTCGGTCAGATAGCCGTTAAACGTTTTTAAAAGCGGTTTAAAAACGTCTGGCGATACCGGATTCATCTTATAGCGCCGAAATGTCATCTGCGGAGAATTATGGAGACCTTCAAAGCCTTTCTTGACTACTTTACGCTGACACAATGGATTGTTATCGGCATCGTCTGCAGGGTCCTGTTCTGGGTAGCCGAAAAGCTGACGGATCGATATCTGGACCGCTGGGTGCGTCAGCAGCGAAAAGCGCATCTGCAGTCGGGCGCTCCCAACCGTAAACCATCTGATAACGCACCCGAATAATCCACTGAACCCCTTCACCTGATTCCTCTGCTGACAGTCGCGTATTGTCGGCAGCATGAAAACACGTATCGCTTCACTCTCGCTGGCACTCACCAGCACCAGCCCCAACGAAATCCAGCTGTTACCGGCAGGCTACTTTCGTGCGCAGGATGGCCGTCCCGAGGAATGCCCTGAGGGCTGGTATATCGACGCATCCATTGCGGCCACGCTGATTGCCGCTGCGGATGCCCGCTCCACGCCTTACGTGCTGGATTACGAGCATCAGACCCTGCGTGCGGCAAAGAACGGCCAGCCTGCTCCGGCCTCTGGCTGGTTCAAACAACTGGAGTGGCGCGAAGGCGAAGGCCTGTTTGCCACCGGCGTTGACTGGACTGCCGCCGCTGCCTCGCACATCGAAGCGAAAGAGTACCGTTTTATTTCCCCCGTCTTTCTTTATGACAAAGAAGGCAGAGTCACGTCTCTCATCAACGCGGCCCTGACCAATACCCCTGCGCTGGACGATATGGACGAGGTCATGCTCGCCGCCGCATCGCTCATTGCAGCCACTACCAATGAGGACTCAATGATGGATGAATTACTGGAGCAGCTGCGCTGGTTCCTCGGCCTGCCACTGTCGGCAACCGAAGACGACATCCTCGCAGAGCTGCAGAAGCTGATTAACAAAATCAAGTCAGCGGACAGTCAGGCAGCGGCGAGCGGTATCGACTTCATTACGAAGCTGGAATCTAACGTTGCTGCCCTGACCGCGCAGGTTGAAACCCCTGACCCGACCCGCTTCGTCACGGTGGAAACCATGAATGAAGCGATCAGCCAGGCCCGTGCCAGCGGCGATGAACAGATTGCGCAGCTGACCCTGCGTCAGTCCGAGGAGCTGATTGCTGCCGCGCTGTCCGATGGCCGCCTGCTGCCCGCACAGAAGGCGTGGGCGACGGCGCTGGGTAAAAGTGATCCGGTTAAGCTGCGTCAGCACATCGACAGCCAGCCGAAAATTGCCGCGCTGTCCCGCACCCAGACACTCGGCCAGCAGCCTACGGGCATCAAGCCGCGTCCGTCCGTGCAGGACGATGACGCGCTGAATCCTGCGGTGCTCAGCCTGCTGGGTATCGACCCTGAGTCCATCAAACAGGAAGGTGAGTAATGGATCGCAACACCCCTTACCGCAACGGCGAGCTTGTTCCTCAGCCCGTTGCTGCCGCCACCATGATTTACGGCGGTCATATGGTCGCACTTAACGCAACGGGTCAGGCGGTTCCGGCCAGTGCCACCGCCGCCCTGACCGTGGTGGGCGTGTCAGATGAGTACGCCGACAACACCGCCGGTAATGCCGGTGATGTTCAGGTGATCGTGCGCCGTCATAAGGTCTGGTCCTTTGCCAACAGCAGCGCCGATGCGGTCACGCAGGCCATGGTGGGCAAAGCCTGTTACGTAGTGGACAGCACCACCGTGGCGGGTTCCAGCAACGCTGATGCGCGCCCTGTCGCAGGTACCGTGGTTGCCGTCGATGCTGACGGCGTCTGGGTCGAAATTTAAGGAGAAACACCGTGTTAGTAAACAAGCAGAACCTGCGCACCATCTTTGTCGGCCTGAAGTCCACCTTCCAGAACGCGTTTAACCAGACGCCGACGGACTGGACGCAGATTGCGATGGTGGTGCCATCTTCCACGAAGGAAGAGAACTATGCCTGGCTCAGCCGCTTCCCGAAAATGCGCGAATGGCTGGGTGAAAAGGTCGTCAAGCAGCTCGAAGGATTCAGCTACACCATCCGTAACAAGGACTGGGAAGCGACCATCGAAGTGGATCGTAACGACATTGAAGACGACACCATGCTGGGCTATGCGCAGCAGGCGCAGGGTGCGGGTCAGTCAGCGGCGGAGCTTCCGGCAGACATTATTGGTCGCCTGCTGAGCGGCGGATTTACCAGCCTCTGTTACGACGGTCAGTATTTCTTTGACACCGACCACCCGGTGGGCAAAGGCGTGCAGTCCAACAAAAGCACTAAAAAACTTGCAGTCACCTCTCTTGCGGCAGCGCAGGCAGGCTACGGTGCAGCGCGTGCGGCCATGCGTAACTTTAAGGATAACGAGGGTGAAAACCTGCGTATCCAGCCGGGCCTGCTGGTTGTGCCACCGGCACTGGAAGATGTGGCCAACTACCTGATGACCGCTGACCGCTTCCCGGACAACACGCCCAATACCTACAAGGGCACGGCGAAGGTGCTGGTGTGGCCGGGTCTCGCTACCGATACCGAATGGTATCTGTTTGACGTGAGCAAGCCGGTTAAGCCGATTGTGTATCAGGAGCGTAAAAAACCGGTGTTCGTCGAGCAGACGGACATGGACAGCGATCAGGTGTTCCTGAACAAGAAATTCAAATTTGGTGCCGAAGCCCGCTCCAACGGTGGCTATGGCTTCTGGCAGATGGCATTCGGCTCAACGGGAGTAGACGCATAATGGGTCAGATTACGATCACCGCCAAACGTAACGGCTTTATGCGCTGCGGCGTGGCGCATAAAGATACCCCTGTCGTCTGGGAAGACGGCAAATTTACCGACGCCCAGATTGCAGAGCTGAAGGCAGAGCCGATGCTCGTGGTGTACGACGGTGCGCAGGCACCGCAGGGCCAGCTGGAAGACGGGCTGAAACAGCTGCAGACCGAAAACGGCCAGCTGAAAGACCAGGTGGAGAAACTCACCACCGAACTCACCACCCAGCAGGCAAGCGTCAAGGCCCTGACCGGGGAAAAGGATGCCCTGCAGAAGAGCGTGGATCAGCTGACCGCTGATAAAGAGGCCCTGCAGAAGCAGGTGGATGAGCTCAGCGCAGGCGGGAAGTCCAAATGACCTACGCGAGCCGGGATGACATGGTAAAGGCGTTCGGGGTGGACGAGTGTACGGCACTCTCTGACCGCGCCTTTACCGGTGTTATTGACGACGAGGTGCTTACGGGTGGTCTGGTGCGGGCGTCAGCCCGCATCGATACCTACCTCGCATCACGTTACCCGGTTCCGTGGACGGACACGCCGGGTGTGCTGGTCGGCATCTGCTGCGATATTGCCCGTTATGAGCTGACGGGAGCCGGTACGCAGAATACCGATGAAATCCGGGACCGCTTCCGTGATGCCATCCGCTTTCTGGAAAGCGTTGCGGCAGGTCGTGTGACGCTGGGGCGACTGTCTGATGGCAGCGTCGCTGAAAGTTCCAACCGCGCCCGCTTCACGTCCGGCGGACGTCTGTTCGGACGCGATGAGACCGGTGGAGGTGCGTTTTGATCATCACCCAGATTGAGAACGCCATGATTGCCCGCCTTAAACAGGGACTGGGTGAGCTGGTCCGTGAGGTCAGGTCCTACAGCGGCGAGCTGGATGGTGAGCCTGCCAGAGTTATCCGCCAACTGCCCGCCGTCTGGGTCACCTTTGGCGGAATTCAGGGCAGCGAGCTGCTCTCAACCGCGCGCAATAAGTGGCGCGACAAGGGACGGTTTGTGGTGATTGCGGGTACGCGCAGCGTACGCAGCGATGAGGCCACCCGACACGGTGGCGCGGCCAAAAACGAAGTGGGCTCTTATCAGCTGGTGTATGCCATCCGCCGCCTGCTGGGGCGTCAGGACCTCGGTCTGCCGATTGACTTTCTGATGCCGGGTGCCGTGCGCACCCTGTTCAATACCGAGATAGAAAATCACGCCATGTCGGTTTTTGCGTGTGAGTTCGATACGCGGTTTGACCAGGTAGCGCTGGAAAACGGCCGGTTTCCGCTGTCTGCAGCTGACCTGCCAGCAGGTCATGATGACCGCATTTTCAGTGATTATTCCGCTGCGACCAGCCCGGACGACCCGGAATGGCTCAGCACCAACCTTAATTATCTGCTGGGTGGCAAAGAGCCCCCGGCGGCAGAGGACATCATCAGCCATGAAAGTAAAAGCTAAAACCGGCGTACAGGTGCCCCGCGAGGATAATCCGCGCCGCTACGTGCCGGACGGTGAGGCGCTGGAGGTGGCGGAATCCGCTTACTACCTGCGCCGTATTGCCGACGGCGACCTTGAGCGCGTGGAGGAAAACGCGCCGGCAGCGGACGCCCCCAAAGCGACAGCAGCGGTGAAAGCAGCGCTCAGCGAGATGGCTGCTCCGGCTGTGAAAACCGGGCCTGAATCTACCAGCGGCGAGAACGGAGCGAAATAATGGCAAGCCCTAACGTCTCTTTTGACAACATCCCCGCCAGCATCCGCAAGCCGGGTCAGTACATTGAGTTCAATACGAAGCTCGCCGTGCGTACCCTGCCTGCTAACGCACAAAAAGTGCTGGTGCTGGCCCCGATGCTCGAATCCGGTACCAAAGCGCCGCTTGAAGCCGTGAGCGTATTCAGCGCCGACGAAGCCGCTACCTATTTTGGCGCGGGTTCGCTGGCGCACCTGATGAGCATCGCGGCCATCAAAAGCTATGCGTATCTTGACCTCACCATGATTGGCATCAGCGATGCTGCCGCCGGTGTGGCCGCGTCCGGCACGCTGACGCTGTCCGGTTCGGCGAGCTCGCAGGGCGTGGTGTCGCTCTGGGTCGGCAACACCCGCGTAGATGTGGCCGTGAGCGCGACGGACACTCCGGCCATCATCGCCGCCGCGCTGGCTGCAGCAATCAGTAACCTGCCGGGCCTGCCGGTCACCGCTACCGTTCAGGCGGGCGTGGTCACGCTGACGGCGAAAAACAAAGGTCTTGCCGGTAACGGTATCACGCTGCGTGCACAGTCCACCGCCACAGGCGTGACCACCGCCATCGCTGCGATGAGCGGGGGCGACATTGACGCTGACCTGACAGCAGCGCTGTCGCACATGGTCGCGGGCGGTCATAACATCATTATCAGCCCGTTTGCCACTCAGGCCGCGCTGACGGCGCTCCGCACGCACCTGGAATTTGTGTCGGGTCCGATGGAGCAGCGCGGAGCGGTAGGCGTGGCGGGCTGGTCGGCAAGCCTTGCCACCGGCATTACGCTCGCATCCAGCCTTAACAGCGGGCGCATTACGCTGGGCTGGCACAACGGTTCAATGATGCTGCCCGCTGAGATTGCAGCGGCGTATGGTGCAGTCATCGCCAGCGAGGAAGATCCGGCGCGTCCGCTCAACACCCTGACGATGGCGCTCGATGTCACCGAGATTACCAGCCGTCCGGGACGTACCGAGCAGGAAAGCGCGCTGCACAACGGTCTGACGCCGTTTGAGGTGGGACCCGGTGACACCGTACAGATTGTGCGCGCCATCACCACTTACACCCGCAACGCAACCGGCGTGGATGACGTGTCGCTGCTCGACCTGACTACCATCCGCACGCTGGATTACGTGCGCAAGGCCTGTCGTGAGCGTATTGCGCTGCGCTTCCCGCGCAGCAAGCTCTCCACGCGCACGCCGCCGCTGGTCGAAAGCGAGCTCTATGACGTGCTGCTCAAGCTTGAGGAGCTGGAGATTCTGGAGAACGTCGAAGACAACAAGGACAAGCTCATCGTAGAGCGCGACAGCCAGGATAATAACCGCATCAATGCCCGCATTCCGTCAGACGTGGTCAACGGCCTGCACGTGTTCGCCGGTGTCATCGACCTTTACTTATAAGGAGCCCTTAAATGGCACTTGAAGAATACGTGGGCGCGATTGTGCTCTACATGGATGGGGCGGAAATCGAATGTACCGATATCCGCACCCAGACCAACACCGGGCGCAAGCTGGTCAAGACCATGAACCGCACCGGGCGCGCGAAAGGGTTTGCAAGGGGTATCGCTGAGTTTCAGCTGACCGTGACCGTGGTCATTCCGGAGAATCAGGCGGAACCGGACTGGGATGCGATGGAGGGCTCAAAGCTCACCATCATGAACATGGACGGCAAACCCAAGTACAGCTATCTGGACTGCTTTACCACGCAGACCGGCGAGCAGTATACCGTTGACAACGAAGCCCGCCGCGACCTGACTATCCAGTCGCTGCGTAAGGTGAATGGCGCATGAAGGCTGCAGGCAAACTGATGTATGGTGTCGCCGTAGGCGACGCCATTCACTATGACTACACCGTGGTACTGCCCGTTATCCGCCATACCGTTAACGCGCTGGCCGTCACGTTCGAGGCCATGGGTGAGACCGACAGCCCGCCCGCTGCGATGTATTACCGCGCGGCGGTGATGGCTGAGGCGCTGGAGGCTCTGGGCCCGCTAACTAAAGAGGAGATTACGGCGGAGCTGCTGCTCGACGGGCTGACCGATGAGGACTTTGACCTCATCGATGCCGAGCTGACGGGCCTTAAAAAAAAGCGGATGCCCTCGAAGCCGGACTCGCCGGATTCCGAAAAGTCACCCTCGTCCTCGGACAGCACGGCATCACCCCCGACGCCGTAGAGCGAATGAGCCTGTCTGAGCTGACGGGCTATCTCGATGCGCTGGGCAGTCTTCACGGGAAGAAGCCTGCCCGCACCACGCATACCAAATCGATGCGCCGCAGTAAAAAGAGGAAGCGTTAAATGGCCCGTGACTTAAAGCTTGCAATGACGCTGCTGGCGCGCGATCAGGGTTCAAAGGTCCTTCGTCAGTCGCTCAGCGATATTAACCGTCAGATTAACGCCAACAAAAAGGCCTCGGACGACGCGGCGCGCAGCGAGCAGGAAAACCTGCAGAATACCACCCGTGGTTCACGCGTGCTCCAGCAGGAATACCGCCGCGCCGCATCCGCGCGTGAAACGCTCGGCATCCGCTCTGAGCGTACCATCCAGCGTGAAATCTCACAGACGCAGGCGGCTTACATGCGCCTGCTGCGCACCGGCACCATGACCGCACAGGAGCAGTCGCGCGCGTTCGACGCCATGACCCGCAAGGTTGCCAACCTGCGCAACGAGCTCACCGGTGCAGGTCAGGCTATGTCGCGTATGGACCGTGCCCGCAACTGGGGCAGTAATGCCACCGCCATTGCAGGAGGAGTTGTAGCTGCAGGGGCCGTAGTCGCGCCGTCGATTAAAAACCAGGTGGGATATGAATACCGTCTGGCTGATATGGCAAATACCGCTTTTGGGGATGAGGATACAGCGGGCAGGCGCGCCGGAATGAAATCAATGGATCAGCTTATTCGCCGTTCCGTGACTGTGGGTGGAGGAAATAAAGAAAGCGCGGCTGAAACATTAAATACCTTGCTTGCATCTGGTGCCGTTGATTTCAAATCGGCAGAGCGACTGCTGCCAACTCTGCAAAAATATTCAACCGCAACTGGCGCTGAGCCGAGCGACCTGGCACAGATTGCTATTCGTCTTAAACAAAACTTCGGTATCTCAGATGAGCAGATCCCTACAGCACTAAACATGTCTATTAAAGCCGGTCAGCTAGGGTCATTTGAGCTAAAAGATATGGCTAAATGGTTGCCACAGCAGCTGGCTGCCGCTAACTCTCTGGGCATGCGAGGTTTGGGGGATTTTGGCGTCATGCTGGGCGTCAATCAGGCATCCATGATTTCAGCGGGCACGCCCGATGAGGCCGGTAATAACTTCGTTAACCTCCTGACAAAAATTAATAGTCAGGATGCCTCAAATGCTGCAGCAAGAATTAAATACAATGGTAAAGGCATTGATTTGCCCGGCTCACTCGTTGCAGCGAGGGGGAAAGGAATTAATGCCATTGACGCATTTAGCGGGATTGTTGATAAAGTTGTCGGGAACAACCCCGCTTATAAAAAGTTAGAATCAAAATTAAATAGCACCACCGATGAAGGTGGGCGCAGAGAGATAATGGAGTCTCAGGCAAAATTACTTGAGGGCTCTGCTATTGGTCAGATTGTTGCTGACCGTCAGGCATTAATGGCTCTCGTTGCATACCGCGCTAACAAGCAATATGCGCAGAGCGTGATTCAGGGGGTTAACGGCGAAAGAAATCTGCCACTTGAGAAGCAAGCGGGTGAACAAAACTTCGATTTAATTGAAGGTACAGGACAATATAAATTTAACCAGTTAAACAATACACGTGACTTTGCCCAAATGGATGCAGTCAAGCCTTTATCGGAAGTGATGGCGCAACTATCACAGGAACTAACTGATTATGGAAACGCTTACCCGGGGTTAACTAAAGCAATGGCGGGAGCAGAACTTGCAATTAAAGCTATGACAGCAGCAGCTATAACTTTTGCAGGTGTTAAGTTTGTAGGCTCTTTAGGTAGTCTGACGACAGGCGCAGAAGTTGCATCTACAGGTGGTGGATTACTTCAGAGAGTCTTAAAAACCGATGGTGCTTCGGCTCTTAAATTCGCAGGTCGCTGGGCAGGCCGAATTATGGCCCCCCTGGCTCTCTGGCAGGCTGCAGAAGATGCGCCACTGGTTCAGGTTGAACGCGGTGACGCAGCTGCGCGTGCGCGCGTGCAGTCCGGTAAAGATACAGACACGATGAGCCGCCTGCGGGATCTAAAAACCGGCCAGCCTGGATTGCTTGATGCATGGGATGAGGTTCAGTCATGGTGGTCATCACCCACCGCGATCAAGATGCCGAGTACCGCCAATGGTTACCCGGTTCCGCCGTTCGCGCAGCCAGCTCCTGCAGCTGCACCGCAGCCCCAACTTATTCAGCTGACCGTTGACGGCAAAGTGCTGGCCGAGGCCGTCAACGATGCCAACTCACATAACGGCAGTCGTGGTCCGCAGGGAGGTCCGCATTAATGGCATGGTCTGATTCACTGCAGGATGCCGCGTTCCGGGGCGTCCGCTTCGACGTCAAAAACACCCGCGACAGTGTAGAGCGTGCGCTGGGCGAAAGCAGCTATCCGTATCTCGACGGTGCAGATCTAGAGGACCTCGGCGCGAATCCCCGCAGCCTGCAGCTGCAGGCCGTTATCTGGGGTGACAGCTACGAGACCACGCTGCAGGCGCTGATTAAGGCGCTGGATACACGCGGTGCCGGTGAGCTGATCCACCCCGTCTTTGGCTCAATGCCGAACATGCAGGTGCGACTGTACCAGGTTAACCATGATGAGGAAGACCCGGACTACTGCACCATTGATATCCAGTTCCTGCAGCACAGCACAGGTAATCCGTTCTTTGCACGTGACTGGCCGCTCAGCCAGGCTGACGCCATTTTTAACAGCGTGCAGGACTTGCTGGACAGGTCTTCATCACTGATGGAGAGCGCGCTGTCACCGCTGCGCACCGCACGCCGCTACATGAGCCGCGTCAAGGCGCTGGGCGTGACGGCGCTGAACATGGTGGCCGTGCTGCGCAGTGAGGTGACTGGCTTTACCAGCAGCACCACTGACTTTGTGAACTTTCCATCGTCATTCATGAATGACATTCTTTCCTCGCTGAGCCTGCGCAGCTCTCAGGCCTCAACGTCTGTCAGCGATAGCGGCACGGTATACACCGCAGCACCAGCCGTTGCCATGGCGGACTGGTCGGCCATCAATGCGCAGTCCACCTCAGTTGCCACCCTGCCTGATGACCTCATCAGCGGGGAGGTTACCGCGCCGGTGGATATGCCTGCCAACATCACCCCGGCGGACATTAAAGAGCTTCGTGTCATGGTGCTCACCTCAGTGGCGATTGAGCTCTCACAGCAGGCTTCCTCATTCCTTTCCGATGAGGCAATCACCGCCGTTCTTACGCCGGATGACATTGAGCAGATCACCAATGATGCTCGTCAGGCGATTAAGAACGCCATCGATGCCAGTCGAGACGCCTACAGCGGCGAAATGGACAGCGTCAGCAGCGCCCCAACGAAAGTGGCGCTCGATTACCAGCCGGTGATTGACCTGCTGCGTGATATCGCGCTGTCACTGCAGGTGATGGGTACCGCGCTGATTCAGGCGCGCCCGCCGCTGACCGTTCGCAGGGTGGAAAGCGCCGGTAACCTGCATCTGATTGCGCATCTGTGGTACGGCGATTACACCCGTGCCACAGAGCTACAGCTGCTGAATCCGTCACTGCGTGATCCGAATAACCTCATCGCCGGAGATATGCTCTATGCCTATTCAGAATAAGCTGGCATCAAAGGATATCGACCTTGATAAGGTGTCCGTGGTCATTGGTGGCAAGGTGCACAGCGACTGGACCAGCTACAGCGTGGACAGCGATTTCCTTATCCCTGCGGATGCCTGGTCGATGCGGCTCGGTCTGCCTTCCGGCATCTTTCCGTCAGACGTGAAGCGCGGTGTGGCCGTTCAGGTGCGGGTCGGTAATGATGTGGTGATGTCGGGGCGCGTTGACCGCGTGCGTCGCCACGTTGCGAAAGAGCAGGTCACCATCTCGATTATGGGGCGTGACGGTGCAGCCATTCTGGTTGACTGCGCCGCGCCGGTGTTTACCGGACGCCAGATGAGCCTGGAAGATGTGATAGCCCGCGTGGTCAGGCCGCTCGGCATTACCGCTATTGAGCTACATGCGGAGTCATCCACCCGTAATGACAAAGTAAGCGTCGAGCCGGGTGAGCGCGCATGGGATACGCTGCTGCGCGCCTGCGCGGGGCGAGGTCTCTGGCCGTGGTTTCGCCCGGATGGCACGCTGGTTATCGGCGGGCCGGATTACACCGCAGCGCCGGTTGCCACGCTTATCCTGCGCCGCGATGGCAAAGGCAATAACCTCATCAGCCTTGATGAGGAGATGAGTGAGGAGCGCAGCTATTCCGAGCTGACGGTGCTGGCACAGGGGCACGCCCACAGCACCCAAAAAACGAAGTCACTCGGCATCGTTGATGTGGATGACAGTGCGACGGGTACCGTCAGCGATGGTGATGACAGTGATTCTGCCACCACGCTGACCACCGGGAACGCCGAAACGGGCTTTCATGGCCTGCGCTTTACCGTCAGAGACAGCGGCATCACGCACTACCGCCCGCAGGTCATCCAGATGCACGATGCCGACGACCTCGCGCAGGTTCAGTACCGCGCCCGTAAGCTGATGGCCGATGCAAGGCTCGCAGGCTACACCCTTTCCGCCGTGGTCAAAGGTCACCGCACATCTGACGGCGTGCTGTGGCAGCCGGGCCAGCGCGTTCACGTCATCAGCGAACCGCACGAGATTGATGCGGTGTTTTTCATGATGGGCCGGGAGTTTGTCGGTGGGCGCATGTCCGCCACGCAGTCCACGCTGCGCCTCAAAGAGGACGGCATCTGGATACCGGATGCGTATCCGAAGAAACGCAAGGCGCGCCATGCGAAGAAAAAACACAGCAAAGAACTGGGGATAGTCGATGTGGGACCAGGTTGATTCACGCATCCGTCGCGCAATGACGGGCATCCGTCGCGCTTTCAGGGGCCGTTTAACGCGCGTTAACAGCGCCGTTAAAATCCAGCAGGCGCAGGTTAATGCCCTCGCCGGGGAGCAGCTGCAGGACGCCGAGCTGTTTCAGCACTTCGGCTTTACCTCTAATCCGCCAGCGGGCACGCAGTGTATTGTGCTGCCGCTGGGCGGGCAAACCTCCCACTCGCTGATAATTGCCACCGAGCATGAGAAGTACCGCATCACGCAGCTGGTAAGCGGTGAGATGGCGATTTACTCCATGGACGGGGCTTATGTCGCCATAAAAAGGGGTCGCATTGTGGAGGTGGATTGCGATATATACAGGGTCAGGTGTAAGCAGTACGACGTGACCACAGAGGATTTTAACGTGGCCGCATCAAAAGGCGCTGAGTTCGATACGCCGGAGCTGCACGGGACTAACGAAGTCTCCGACGGAAAATCCACCATCAGTAAACTGCGCTCGACCTACAACGACCACACCCATCCTGAAAACGGTGACGGCGGCGGTACGACCAACAAGCCCAACCAATCCATGTAAGTGCTGCCTGCGGGCAGCATTGTCACTGAACCCCCTCACATTATTTTCTTTCCGGCTCACTGTCACCATGACAGCCTATGGAAAGACTCATTGACCCGACAACCGGTGATTACACCGGCACGAGCACGACGACGCTGGCGAATGCGGTTTATCTTCGCCTGATGATTCCGCTCGGCTCGTACTGGGCCAATCCGTCAATCGGCTCAAAGCTTCACCTGCTGAGGAGGGAGAAAGATGTAACGCGCGTTCACAAGCTTGCCCGTCAGTATGCCGAGGAGGCGCTTGCGCCTCTTACTGCTGACACCGATGGCCGCGCAAAGTCTGTGACCGTGGAGACATTTTCCGGTGAGCCGGGCTGGCTCCTTCTGCACGTCACCGTGGTTCAGGCCAACGATGAGCGTATTACCTTCAAGCACCCGGTGAGGATTGCATAATGCCTTTTATTGTTCCGGCATTTGAGAAAATCCGCAGCGATATCCTCCGCGACATTCAGAATCTGAATACCGACGCCGATATCACAGAAGACAGCGACAACTGGATCCGCGCCACCTCCGTTGCCAGCGTGGCAACCGGCCTTTATCAGCATCAGGCGTGGATTGTCCGCCAGATTTTCCCCGATACCGCCGATACCGAGTTTCTGGTCTGGCATGCACGCGTGCGCGGCCTCTACCGTAAATCGGCCACCACGGCCAGCGGTACCGCAAAAGTGACGGCGGAGCCCAATACAACAGCGGCAGCGGGTCAGGTCATCACCCGTGGCTCGCTGAACTATGTCACCACCGCAGACGTGACCACCGACAGTGACGGCAATGGCACCGTAGCGGTTCAGTTCTCAACGGCTGGCACGGCGGGAAACAGCAGCACAGAGGTGACCGGCACGTTTTCAACACCTCCCGTTGGCTTTGACAGTACTGTCGTGATCGGACCGCTGACGGGCGGCACCGATGCGGAAACCGATGCCTCACTGCTTGAGCGGTTACTCGATGTTATCCGTCGTCCTCCTGCGGGCGGCAACAAATATGATTATCGTCGCTGGGCTCTTTCAGTTGATGGCGTCACGGCGGCCTACGTATATCCGCTGCGCCGTGGACTGGGTACCGTTGACGTGGTGATCACCTCTGCCGGGGGGATGCCATCAGCAGCCATCATCGCCGCCTGCCAGGCATATATTGATGAGCAGCGCCCGGTGACGGCAAAGGATACGCTTGTGCTGGCCCCGACGTTCCGCATGGTAGATATCACAGCGGCCATCAGCGTTGACGGCATCACCTTCGAGGCTGGACAGGAAAGCGTCATCACCGACCTGACAACATTCACTGATAATCTGGAGCCGGGTGAGGCGTTCATAAAATCGCAGGCCGAAGGCGTTATCACCAATATCACCGGCATCACTGACCGCATCATTTCATCACCTGCCGGGAACGTTCAGCCGGAGGTCAGTGCCGCTGTGGTGGAATGGATCCGCGCCGGTACCATCACGGTGACGCAGCTATGAATTATCGCGACCTGCTTGCGTCACTGCTTCCTCTCGTTGCCTATCGGGCAGAACAGAAGGCCCTGAATGCTGAAATTACCGCAGAGGGTAACGCCTTCTCACTGGTTTCGATGTTCGCTGATGATATTGCCGGAGCTGTTACACCGCTTTTTGCTGATGGCATGCTGGCGGACTGGGAGCGCGTTCTTGATCTGACCCCAGGCAGTGATGATTCATGGCAGCAGCGGCTTGAGGCTGTACTGATAAAGCTTGCTGAAACGGGCGGGCTTAGCCGTGCTTACTTTATTAAGCTGGCGGCCACAGCGGGCTATACCATCACTATTGATGAATTTGAGCCATTCAGGGCAGGTATTAACAGCGCAGGTGATGTGCTGTACGTGCCGGAAATCATTTATGTCTGGGCCGTAAACGTGAGCTCAAGTGTGTCGGTGTATTACTTCCGCGCTGGTGCCTCACTTCCCGGTGAGCGGCTCTCAACCTTTGGCGATAAGGTTCTGGAGTCTATTTTCGAGAACCTCAAACCCGCTCACACCTACTGCTATTTCACTTATGAGGAGGAGGTCTGATGCAACCACTCATGCCACCTATTGACAGTTCTGACAATCTTTTCCATAACGGCAACCCTCTGACAGGTGAGAAAGGCACCATTGTAACGGCTGATTTCCTCAATAATAACCAGTCCGCCATTCGTGACGCTCAGGCTGAGCTTATTGCCTTTTTGACTGCCGCCGGTATGGAGCCTGATGCAGGTAGTTCTGGGCAGGTTCTTGCCGCCGTTAAGCGCCTGTTGTTACTCACTAACAACAATTACCTTGTCGATACAGGTACCGCTAATAATTTAGTGATTTCTCCAAAACCTGATTTAACAGTCCTTACAGATGGGCAGGTTTTTGATATTTCCTGTGCTGCGGTAAATACCGGTCCCGTCACCTTAAAAGTCAGCTCCATGGCAGCCTGGCCTGTACTTGGTGCATCTGGCCCGTTGCAAGGTGGTGAAATTGGCGCATCAAAAGGGGTCATTTCCGTAGTATGGTCGGATAACAAAAAATCCTTCCTGCTGATGTCGCAGAATACGACAGGGCCTATTCAGGTCCCGACTGCCAGTAAGCCCGGACACGCTGTAAATCTGAAGCAGTTGACTACCTCACTGAGCGGACTGGTAGGACACACCAGAAATTTAATTATCAATGTCGCAGCTGCATCAGCAACCGCTAACGTAACCGCTGATGAAGTAATCGTGGAAGATGCGCTGGGGGGAAGCCAATACAGAATCGCAGGTTTCAGTAAAACAATAAATCTGGCATCTTCAGGTGCAGGCGGAATGGATACAGGCATCGTTCCGGCAAATGGATTTGTAGCAATTTATGCCATTTACAATCCTTCGACTGGCGCTTCAGCTCTTCTCGCTGTGAATGCAACATCTTCGGCGGTGCCAGAGGTTTATAGCGGCGTTAACCTGCCAGCCGGTTACACGGCGTCGGCACTGCTAAGTGTCTGGGGGGTGTCTTCATCTCAATTCGTGATTGGTTATCAGACGGATCGCAAAATCTGTATTGTTCGAACTAACACGCTTAACACTACTGCCAATACATCCGGATATCAGGCTTTCTCAATTGCAGCTGTTGTTCCTAAAAATGCAAAAACTCTTTCTGGCACTCTTAATGTTTCTCAGAATAGTGCGGCGAATGGGGTTGGTGCAATCATCTCTCCATCGCCCTCCGGGATAGGTACTCTTGGGGCAACTGCAGTAGCTACACAGGGAACCACATCCAGCTACATAGCAGGAGATATGCCAGTTATTACTGCTCAAACCCTGTATTATCAGACTGTAAGCTCTGCCTCCGGCACATATGCTTTCAGCGTTTCCGGTTACACTTTCTAAGAGGGGCGGTGCGTGGATATTTATGTGCAGTTTTCAGATGAAAAGCAGACATTAATAGTCTCGATTTTTAGCTGTGCTCAGGACCCTGAAATCTGGCCTAATCAGGGCATCGTTGATGAGAGCGACCCGCGTTATAAGGATTACTGGAACGGGATGGACATGCTTACCCGGATGGGAATGCCTACACCATCCTGACTCATTAGCCAAGATTGCCGACTTAGTACTTTTCTTTCAACTAATCACCTCGCACGAGGTGATTATTTTTGCATCGTGCATAAGCTAACCTTTTTCAGCATTTTATAAGTGCAAAACAATCTGCTTTTCCGTGCGAAAAATTTCGCCGCGCTACATTCTGCGCCAGCACCACGAATATAATTAATCGCCGGGCAGCGCTGCGGATTGGCATAGACCTCTCCTTCAGTGCCGTTCAGCAGAATGGCCGGTGCATCGATATCCTGGAAGAATTTCCCCACGCGCGGCACATATTCCGGATGCGACACGCTCGCCAGCCGCAGCGCGGCGCGTTCGGCAAACGGCGTCGCCAGCTTGGCCAGCGTGTGCGCGCTGTTGCGCACGCCCATGCGCCAGCGCAGCGCCAGCTGTTTAGCCATTGGCGCACATAAATCATCGATGGTGATGAACGCCAGCTCGCCAGCGTCGAGTTTCGCCTGCGCCTGTTGCGCGCTGGTCACCGGCGCAATATCCAGCGCCGCCAGCACCGCTTCGCTGGTTACGCGGGTTGGGTCGTCGCTGACGCCGTGCAGCAACACCGGAAAACCGAGCTTCACCAGCAGCAGCGCCAGCAGCGGCGTCAGGTTGCCCTGGCGACGCGCGCCGTTATAGCTGGGAATGACGATGGGCATCGGACGCTGTGCCGGGGCCTGCAGCCGCATCATGCGCTGCTGCATCGCGTGGTAGAAGCCGCGCATCTCTGCTTCCCCTTCGCCTTTGATGCGCAGCGCAATCAGCACGCCACCCAGTTCGAGATCCGGCACCTCGTCCGCCAGCATCGCGCTGTAAAGCGCCACGGCAGTGTCAAAGTCGATATCGCGTGCGTGATTCTTGCCACGGCCAATCTCTTTAATGATCTTATTCAGTTCCAT